ACAATTACACAAAATATAGTAGAAGAAACAGAAACAGATGCTCAAAGACTAGAACGCTTAAAAATAGAAGAAAAGAGAAAGGATGCTACACAAGAGTTGGCAAAATCATTACCGCAAGTTTCTTCCACAGAAAGAAATCCAAAAGGAGGTAAAAAGAAATCAAGAAGGAGAAAGAAATCCAAAAGGAGAAAGAAATCCAAAAAGAATAGAAGATAAAAAATATTAAAAAAGGTATTTAATATTTTTATAAATAGCGGCTCTAGGTTTCGATCCTAGGTCCTTTCGGTTATGAGCCGAACACGCTTCCCCTGCGCCAAGCCGCTTATATGCCCACCATGGGACTTGAACCCATGACCACGTGCTTAAAAGGCACGCGCTCTACCGACTGAGCTAGACGGGCACGTTACAGACTAGTGTTTATATGTTTGTTCAGGGACAATTGATATGATTAAACCCTTACCTCCATCTGCATTTAATTTCGTCAAGCGACAATTATATCCTTAGATAATATTATTCGTTAGAAATAAAATGACTTTTTAGCTTCATGATTAATATTGCTGTTTCTAGTCTTAGTTTTGACTTATCAACAGGATTTTTTCAAATCCAAGTCAGATCCGGACAGTGTGAATTGAACACACGACCAATTGATCTACAGTCAATCGCTCTACCAACTGAGCTATATCCGGTACATCCAACGCTATACCCTTTAATCCAATGCCGTCATACCCATATCCATTAATCCAACACCATACCCTTGTTTGCGTATTATAAGGTCGCCACCTGGTGATGCGGATTACATTATCTACGGTGCTCTTCCCCTGAGCTATGGTCGCTATAAAAAAGTATAAATACGACCAGATGGTTTCGATCCATCGACCCCCGGCTTATGATGCGTGATAATAATTTGCTGTTAGTAATCTTAATATGTTTTATAAGTCCATCTCTTCTTTTCACCTCCGCTCAAAACAGGGGTCGAACCTGTGACCTCGCGATTAACAGTCGCACGCTCTAACCAACTGAGCTATTCGAGCTTGTATTAAAAAATTAAAGTATTTTTTGTTTAAGTTATTTTTTTTATTAATTAGTCGCCATTGGTTTTCTTCTTCTTCACCACACGCTTCTTCTTAACCACTTTCTTTTTTGGTGCTTCAACAGCCTCCTCCTCTTCCTCTTCCTCTTCCTCTTCCTGTTCTGATTCTTCTTCATCGCTTTCTCCACCGAATGTAGGCACATCTTCTTGAGTATAAGCATCGTCTTGTTGAACAAATGCTTCTTTCTCTTCTGCCTTGGCTTTGAGTTCAGCGAGTGTATCTTCGTCATCACTATCCTCAACAATGTGACATACTCCTGACCCCACCAAACGAACTGGTTGTTGAAGTTTTGCTTGAAGCAATTTCCACGTGCAACCAAATTTACCACCAGCAAACCATAGACCAGTGCATTGAATCAAACCGGTAAGATGTGTTGCTTTCGGCATTAGCGACATAGGTGTTCCTTTATTTTGATGTGCTTCCCATTGTCCATCTTTAGGCTGACGATATTGTGCCTGACCGTCCATATTATACAATTCTACATTAAATTTCTCCTCCCAAAATGGAACTTTCAATTTCATTGTAGGATTCCTTGAATAATCTGGTTCGCCACTTCCATCCTTCATCTTTGGATACTTCAAAATAGGCCACATCATTGCTTCAACAACTTCTCTGGACATCTTGTTCTTACCAAACCAAGCTTTACTATTGACTACTCCATCATTCAATAGTTTATTTTCGAAACTCTTCATATTATCGAGGGCTTTTTGTTGAGCAGGATACTTATTTGGTTCAAATTGAAGCGAAACATCATAAGACATTCTACCATCATTATCTCGTTCATTAAGACCCCACGTTAGCATTAGCGGAACTTGTAATACAACATTAGAACCATTTAATTGAACTTTAACATCTTTGCCTCCTCGTGTATTGGTGGTTGGTGGTTTATATTTAACTTGTTCACAATCGAACTTCTTTGCGGATGTAATTTGCATACTACTGGACATACTCTTACTTTATAATCATGTCTATTCTTTAAATCAATTTTATAATCAATTAATGTCCCTTGAGATTTTTTTCCCTTCATTTGTCCATGAATTTAGACGAACATTTCTAAAATCTGGTTTTCTTCTTTTTTTCTCAATGCTATTTACCCGCTGTTTAACTTTTCCAACTTCACGAATATTCATGCTAGGACTTTTGTATTTTTTGTCAAGGGACATTTCTTTTTTAGTATTTTCAATATTATTTATAATATTATCCATTTTATTATTAATAAGTTGATTCGCATGAACATGTCTATCTATTAAATCAGCTTTCAATGTTGGTATGGGTAATTTTGGAGTAGGTGGTTTAGGGGCGCTTGGAGGCGGTTCCATATCTTTAAATTGAGATAATTCGTTTTGGAAAGTTTTTTTATACCAGTCCTGGTCATTACCCATAGTATTAAATCCAAGACTAACTTTTCTTTTTGGGGTTACAACTTGTGGTGGTGGTGGTCCGCGACGATTATAACTGTTTAAAGGTGTTACTTTTTTTTGTTTTTTTTCTTTAATATTTAATTTAACAACATGGTGTGGTAGTTCTTTTTTTTCAGCTATTGATATTTTCTTTGTACATCTACGTTTAACAAACTCATATACTAACGGGTTACATCGGATACAACATAATATAAAAGCCAAAATAGACACGACAGTTAATGTAATAATTAATGGTGAATCTATATCCTCATCCTCTATTTTACTTTCTTTATTTTCATATAATGCTGACTGATTTTTAGTAATTCTTAGATTAGTAGTTTGAGAAGGTGTTATAGTGTTTTGAGAATGTGTAGTAGTAGTTGGAGAAGGTGTAGTAGTAGTTGGTGAAGGTGTAGTAGTAGTTGGTGAAGGTGTAGTAGTTGTAGAAGGTGTAGTAGTAGTTGGTGAAGGTGTAGTAGTAGTTGGAGAAGGTGTAGTAGTTGTTGGAGAAGGTGTAGTAGTTGTTGGTGAAGGTGTAGTAGTTGTAGAAGGTATATCTATATTATTATATGTAACATTTGTAATATTAATAGTATTATTGATTTTTCTTTGTACAGACTCGTTAAAATTTTGTATATTTAATTGTTTATCTGATAAAACCAATTGGTTGGAAGGTTTATTTATGGTTGAATAAATATTTAATGGGTCATCGACACACATATATATTCCTATATTAGAAACAGTTACTCCATTGATTTCATTATTCATACCCCATAATTTATTACAATCATTTATATTTGTTGATGTACAAAGAAAAAACGAACAATATAACAAGAATAGTGGGAAAAATTTCATTTAATTATTTATATATACTTGTCTTAAAGCGAAAATATAGAAAACAATTTAATTATAAATAAAACACTTTCTAATATGGTAAGATTTATAAAAAAAGATATAAAAATAAATATTTATATTTATAAAATGAACGTTGTTATAAAATGGAAAGACCATTCTCCAAGAAGCTTTATAAATAAAGTGATATATGAGCCGGTTCCAAAAAAAAAGAAAGGTAAAAAGGTAAAGGGAGTTGATTTTAAAATAATTGAAATGAAAAATTATCAAACATTATTAGATAATAATTATAATGTAAAACAATTAAAAGCTATATGTAAGCATTACAAATTGAAAGTATCCGGGAACAAAGATGAAAAAATATATAGGATATATAATTATTTGAAGTTTTCATATTTTGCTATAAAAATACAAAAAATATTTAGAGGACATTTGTTGAAAAGGATAATAAAATTAAAAGGGTTAAAAATGCGTTTAAAAAGCGTTAATGATACGGATTTTTTAACATTTCAAAAAATAAAAGAAATTCCGTTTGATCAAACATTTACTTTCAAAGACAATGATGGATTTATTTATAGTTTTGATATATATTCAATATTTAATTTAATAATGAAAACAAACACGGACGAAGGTAAAATTTTGAACCCATATACAAGGAGAGAATTGAATAATAATGTTATATATAAATTAAATCAGGTTATTTGGATAACGAAGAAAGTTTTGAAAAGGAAAATAAAATATAAATATGAGAGCGATACGAATGCGTTATCTAGTGAGAAAAAACTGGAATTAAAAACGATAGAAATATTCCAGAAGATTGATCAACTTGGTTTTATAACAGATACAAAATGGTTTTTAAATTTATCAAAAATAAGACTAATAAGATTTATAAGAGAATTGGCGGATGTGTGGGATTATAGAGCACAGATAACAAATGAAACGAAAAGAGCAATATGTCCGCCTAATGGGAAGCCATATAATAATGTGCAAATAAATACATTAATGCATAAATCTGAACTAACATTAAAAACATATGGTTTGGAAATTATGAATAATTTATTAAAATCGGAAGATAAAGACAATAGAACTTTGGGTGCAAATTATATTTTAGGAGTATTAACTATTGTTAGTCAACATGCTGCTAATTCTTTACCGTGGTTATATACTTCATTTTTACCAAATAATTAATAAATCAGATAATATAAATATATTTATGGTGCGTTATGGTTTATATTTTAGGAATAAATATATTTTATAAGAAACCTATTTAAAAAGAACTCAATATATGAAATCATAAGATGCCGAAGACAAAGACGTCAAAAAAAACCTCCGCAGCTAAAAAAGCCGCACCAGCCCCAAAAGTCCCAGTTGTTCAAGCTAAGGCTCCAGAAGCACCAGCAGAAGATACAACCCCAAATCTCCAAGAACAATTTGCTGGACTTTTGGCACAATTGACTGCCCTTCGTAGCCAATTGACTACTGTTACTACTCAAGTTAGAGTTCTTTCCAAAAGAACGGACCGCGAATTGAAAGCGGCAAAGAAACAAGGAAAAAGGAAGAAGCGAACCGGTAATCGCCAACCAAGTGGATTTGTTAAACCAACGAAAATTAGTAATGAATTGGCTAGTTTTCTTGGAAAAGACAAAGGAACCGAAATGGCCCGAACTGATGTAACGCGCGAAATTAATAAATATATTCGTGCTCATAATCTTCAAGATCCTAAGAATGGTCGTCATATTCTTGCGGATGCGAAATTGAAGAAGCTATTGAAGTTGAAAAAAGAAGATAATTTGACTTATTTTAATCTTCAAAAATACATGAGCCCACATTTTGCGAAAGCTGGGGCGAGTGTAGCAGCAGCAGCAAGTCAATAAGTTATTGATAAAAAATAATTATTTCATAAATTTTATGTAATAATTAATAAACATTTATAGGGTTCAAGAAGAATTCTTTCTCTAATAGTTCATATAATTTGATTTTATTTACAAACTCGCTTGAACATACAGTGAATTCTTGGAATTTATCAATAGTAAACATACCAATAATATCACATAAACATTTTTTACTGGAATCATTGTATTGAGATATAACCCAATCTAAGAAAGTTGTATCATTAACGTTCTTAACATAGTAAAGATATTTTTTATAAACATTGAAAATATTATATTTATTGTAACTTATATTATAATCTGTACCACATAATGTGCACATAACACGAAAGTCCTTGATATCCATATTTAAATATGTTAATATTTTTTGTAAATCATACCTAATAACATTACGTTTTGACATATTAAATAATCTTAAAACTATAGGACATCCATATACAAACAAATCCATATCATCGCTCATACAAGCATATGCTGTTTTATTAATAACTAATTCAGCACATAATTTATCTGCTTCGCCGTCGGCTATAATATATTTCATCCCGCAATATAAAATTAAATTTTGCACATCTTTAATATGATAAGATTTCAATTTTACACATTGTCTTTTTAATCTGGATAATTCTCTTTGTGTTTCTTCTGTATTTAATTGTTCTTCATTTAAATTTTCTACCATGGTATCATATTTTAACCAAGCCTTCTTTCTATTATTTCTTCTTCTTTCCAGCTCCGCATTTTTTTCAGCGGGTTTCTGTCCATCAAATATGAAAATTGGATCAATATTGTGTTTATCTAATAATACGCATAATAAATATATATTTTCCAATAACGCATCGTTGGCTAAAAATTTGTAAATATAAATCATAATATCTATGACTATTACCTTATTTTTCAATTCGACCAAATTTATAGTTTCAAGGGGCGAATGATATCTAATTAGTTTATTTAATTGTCTGATGCCCATGTTTGTATTATTGATTTGAATATAATATTTTATTTAAATCAATTTTATTTTTTTTCAAATAAGGTCATTCTCATAGTATGTAATAAAACTTTATTTTTAATGTTGGAAAAAACATCATCCATTACTTTAAAATCATCCAATAAACCATTCGTATAATAATTGGAAAATATAAATTCATATAAATTATTCAAATTACACGGGGATTTATAAAATAATACCGGATTTGATGGATTATTATTAGAATTACACGAAGAAATGAATTCATCATACCTATATAATAATATAGTTTTCAATATATAATAAGCAAACACATTGGTTTTTTCTTCATATAAATTACTTTGTTCGTTAATAAATGATTCGTAATTATCTATTTTCATATATTTTAATATTTTTACACATTGAAATAATGAAAATATTCTTTCAAAATCTATCATCATCGTAATATTCTCTTTAAACGATTTAAATGATGTACTAATATCAAAAGATAAGAAAGCACAATTAATTATAGTGGCCCAAAATTCACTATAAGATTCACTTATTTCAAACTCACTTTTTATATTAAAAATAGTTTTTACTTTTTTTTGTAAGGTTTTAATATCTAATCCTGAAAAATCCAAACAAAGACTGTGCATCAATTCATGAGAAAGCACTTTAAACCACTCTTCGCTTCTGTATAAAAAAATTTGTCCATTTTTAGAACATGCATATGTAACGGCCGTATTAACATGTTTGGGAGACAAAATTTCATACTTATCTGTTATTATTTTCTTATCATCGTGAAGAAACAGAACTATATGTAAAGTTTCCATTTCCAATGTAGACATTCCTAACATAAATGATAATAATTTAAATACCTTATGCATATGTTCAGATCTTTTTTGCGTGGATACATTATTTAATGTTAATAATGATACAGTAATCTCTGTATTACCAATAGTAAAAGTTGATTCATGTGAATGTTTGATTTTCTTCAATGCTTTTTTTGCCTCCTTGGAAACAAAATGACTTTTACTTAAACTTGTTTCAGAAAACGGGACCTTTTTTAGTACAAATTTTACCTTCTTTATTGCTTTTAATTCTTTATAAAACCCTTTAATTATTTTATTATAAACATTACTATTTTTATAAAACACAAATTTCCCTTTTATTGCTTTGAAAAAATCTGTTATTATCTTTTTGCTCGTCATTTATATATTAATTATATAAATTTTCATTTTTATATAATTATTTATTATTTAATTCTTTCCGGATTTTCATAGTATCGAAAAATGTTACTAATTTTGAGACTTTACCTTTACCTTTATTACTGGTGTAATGTACTAATTTTGCGTTTTTCGTTAATAATAACACTTTTTGACTATGGCCGTCATTCATATATTTTGCTCTTTGTCCTTTTTCCATGGCGATTTTGTGATTTCCATTGAAAAAATCATCATCCATTAAAATATGTTTTGGGCGGTATTTATGACTGGAATCTGTTCCTCCATAACTTTTGGCCTTAACAGGGTCTTTTGATACTTCAGAATTAGATTCAGCTGTGAATTTTAAATAAAAATCATGTTTTTCGGATCCTTCCGTATAATTTTTAAATTTACATGCATGGTAATAATGTTCTACCGAATTCCACATATGTCCATCCAATTCAAAAGGTTGTGATACTGTGTGAAAATTAGATAATACTCTTCTCCAATGCTTCTCTTTATTTAATTCTTTAAAATCATCCTCTTTTTCTTTTGGAATTTTTTCATTTGTTCCTTTACCAGGTTTTGCGTCCTTTGATTTACTGTAAAAAGCAAATACTATATCTTCATTATAATCTTTGAAATCTTTATTATCTTCTTCTTCAGCGGTCGCATCTATTGTTGCTATTTTACTATCTTCATCATCATCATCATCATCATCATCGACCTTTTTTATCAACCCATTAAACTTCGGAATAAAATTATAAATACCTTGTCCCGAATTAATTAAACAAGCGTGTTTTATCTCTTCCTTTATAGAATGAGGCAATTCGTGAAAACGAAACATCTTTCTATTTTTATAAGAAACTAATTGATAATGCTTAGAATCTAAATCAGCAATGATATAATATTTAGGTTTAAAAAATCCCTTAGCCTTTATGGAATCACTCGCATCAATGCAATGTATTAATCCCTTTCTATTATTCTTATCTATAACTATAATTTTGATATTTAAAACTTCTTCCAAAATCCTAATACTACTATCATCTGCCCAATAATCTGATGTTCTAATAATATCTTTAAATTGTTCTAAATTTTTAACATCTTTCATAAAATCAACATCGGTTAAATTGACTGTAGTTTCCTTAAACTCATCTATTTTGCTTTTATATTCTTCCGACATCTGTTGCATTTTATCCCGAATAGCTTTAATTTCTTTATAGCGAGGGTCTTTTTTTAAAGCTTTTTGTCCAATAGATTTTCTTATATCATCAAATTGTGTTTCTTTATTTTTTTTCATTTTTTTTAATTCGTTAAATCTCTTTAATATATCCTCCTGACTCTTTTTATTTTTTTGAAGGAAATTATTAAACATCGAATATCGTTCTTCATATTCTTTATATGTCTTCTCGGGAATATTGGTAGCCAATTTTTCTCTTATTTCTTTCCCCGTAACTTTTCTCCCAATATATTTGTATGCTTGTGCTAATGATATAAAAAAACAATCCCCTTTCCCTGAATTAGGGTGGATTTTGTAATAAAAATCATGAAATTTCTTTTGTAACCAATTCTTTTTTGGTGCATTAACTCCCATTGCTTCATAGTCTTTAACTATTTTACGATATTCTTTTTCACTATACTCATCTTTATGATCAACTGTATCGTCATCTTCTATTTCTAATGAAATAAGTAAAGGTTTTGCTGCTATTGCTATTTTTTCACCAGTTTTCACATTCATTTCTTTAATTTCAGAAGCTTTTTCAGCCTCTTCCATTTCTCTTTCATCCATATCCTTCAATAATGGTTTTTCATTTAAAAGCTTTTTAATTTTTTTAGAATCAAATCCATCATACAACAATGGACCTTCTATTAAACGAATATCAAAATCTCCATCATCGTGTTTTAATTGTTCTTCAGAAGCGGCAAAAAATTCATAAACACCTATTTGTTGGAATGAAAGTGCTTTAATATTATCACCCAATACGATATAAACCGGACAATATAAAATGTTGAATTTTCCAGAATATTCTCTCCTAATTTCACCTAAAGCTATTATTACAGGAATTTCTTCAGATTTAAATTGCAATTTGATTTTATAAGGTGTTACTTTTTTGCCTTTATCGTTTTTATATATTTTTATTTTTGGTTTCGTATAAGAAACATGTGTTGAAATATTTGAATTTACTGTAGTCATATATACCTTACTCTAATATTAAAAATTTTTTTAAGTAGTTATCATTCTTAATTTGTTCTATACAATACCACATTTCAATTCTTTTATCTACTAATTCACTATTTAGTATATCTTGTTCAAAAATAATAATATCTTGTATTAAATCGTTTTTCCGCTTTTTTCGTTTATTAATACTATAATAATCACATATTCGTTCCAATTCTTTTTTCGTAAATTCATTATATTCCTCTTCCATTAAGAAATATATGGTTGAAAAATTTTGACCATCATCGTCTTTTATTTCTTTTTCGTTTTCTTCTATACATTTCATAATATCTTCCACATTGGAAGTTCTTTTGTCTTTTTTGATTTCTATGATTGAACATTTAATATTTTCCATATTAAATATTTATAGAATCTTCTTTTTAAATTCATTCATCAAGTTCATCAATTATATCCAAGCATTTAAATTGGATCTTCTTAGATATGGCGACATCATCTGTACCTTCGGAATAAAATTCAATAGTTCTTACAATACCTTCCCAATCTTTTGTATCTTTCAACATATCTTTTCCAGAAGTTAATATAATATATATATTTTCAATTATTTCTTCATTTATATTTATAAATGCTTCATCCGTTGATGTAGAACTTATTTTGTCTAACAAATTATTAACAACATTGTATATATATTCCTTTGTAATTATATTATTCATCATTAAATTAATAAAGAAACTGGACATCCCTCTTCTATGCTCGTTCTTTTTATTACAATCACAAAATTCACTATAATTATTACTATCCAATTCTACACATTCTATTTCGTCAAATATTTTCAAAAATGTAGTTAAGTTATTCTTGCATATTTCATCCATTATTTTAAATTGTTTAATTAAATCGTGAAACAATTTAGCATATAACGACGACCAAAACACATTCAAACAACCAATTTCAAATATAGAATGACCAATTTTTAGTAATATTTCATATGTTTTTTTTTCATCCTTACCTTTATCGATTATATTATTGATAAAATTAAATATTTCATTTGAAATAGTATCGTAATTGCTTTGTGTTAATTTGTTTAAATTAATCCTCAACAAGTCCATTTTAGATTCAATACCTTCTTGATTTTTTTTCAATTGGGTTGTTTTAAAATTCCTAATTTGTTCCCAATCCTCTTTGTTTATATGATATTTTTTTTGATTACCCGGTTTTTTCTTAAAAATAGGAGTTTTACTATAATTCGGCGCACCAACTTTCTTCGCCAAATCATTAACTATTTTTATTGTTATCGTACTTAATTCTTCTATATTAAAAGTCTCTTGTATTTTATTGTAATCTTCTAATGTATACTTAGTCATATTGATATTATGTTATAATTTATTTTTATATCATTTATATTAAATAATTAAACCATTTTTAAAAATACTTAAACAAATAAATAGAATATATTTAATATGACTTCAATAACAAACGAGGAAAAGATTAGAAATAATCATGAGCAATACGAAATAGAAAGCTGGGAAGACCAAAAATTGGATTTAAATAATAATGTCTTAAGAGGAATTTATTCTTTTGGTTTTGAAAAACCAAGTTCTATACAAAAAAAGGCATTGTATCCTATGACTAAAAATATACATAATGGTCGTAGAAGAGATATTACAGCACAAGCACAATCGGGTACAGGCAAAACAGGAGCATTTGTAATCGGTTCATTAAATATTTTAAAGAAGGATGTAAAAGGTCCTCAAGTATTAATATTGGCCCCAACGCATGAATTGGCGGACCAAACTCTTAACGTAGTTGAAAATCTTTCAAGATATATTAAAGACGTAAATCCTACACTATTAGTAGGAGGGACTTCTGTAGATAAAAATAAAAAAATTCTCAATACAAAACATCCAAAAATTGTAGTGGGAACTCCTGGTAGAGTAAATGACTTAATTCGTAGAAAATTTTTAAAAACAGATTCTTTATCATTGTTGATTTTGGATGAAGCTGATGAAATGTTGTCTTCAGGGTTTAAAGATCAAATGTATAAAATATTCAAATCCATGCCTAATAATGTTCAAATTGCATTATTTTCCGCAACAATGCCGAAAGATTTACACGATTTAACTTCAACCTTCATGAAAAATCCTACACGAATTTTAGTTAAAAATGATGAATTAACATTGCAAGGAATAGCTCAATACTATATTAATTTAGAGGATGATACTCATAAATATGAAACTATCAAAGATATATTTAGTGGATTATCAATATCGCAAGCTATTATATATTGTAATAGCGTTAATAGGGTTAATGACTTGGAAGAAGCGATGATGACTGATGATTTCCCTGTTAAAAAAATACACGGAAAAATGAATGATCAGGAAAGAAAAAGTGTTTATAAAGAATTCAAATCCGGTGGTTGTCGTGTTTTGATAACTTCTGACCTATTCGCAAGAGGAATAGATGTTCAACAAGTAAGTATTGTTATTAATTTTGATATCCCTCGCGATGAAAATACATATTTACATAGAATCGGGCGTTCGGGAAGATGGGGAAGAAAAGGGATCGCTATTAATTTTCAGACGAAATACGATACAAATAGATTAGCGCGATTTGAAAAACATTACGAAACGCAAATTATGGAAATGCCCATCGATTTCACAAAACATTTAAATGTTTAAATACAATATTAAGTTTATAATAGTTTAATATTTTCTTATCGTTGTTCAAATGAATAAAGAAAATATTAAAGAAACATTCAAATTACCTATTGAATATAGAGAACATATTCCTATAAATGATAATATTAATAATGATTTAGAATTACTGAATACTGTTGATAATTCAAATGCTCCTGTATATAATCATTTATTTAATCCAAAAACAACTGTAGGAGAAATAACCATAGAATCTTGGGGAAAAGGATACACAAATGATAGCAAATTTTTGAAAGAATCGCAAAAAATATATTCAAATTTTGATATTTCACAAAACGTTGATATTGTAAATAAAATGACAAATGATTGGAGTGAAATAAAGGGAATTGAAGATATTGAAGAAAAATATCAATATATTGAATGGGATAAACTTAAGTGGTTGAATTATAACCCAATATTATTGCAAATATTAAGCATATTAAATATAACAAGTCCATTATTACAATTAGTAACACCTTTAATAATGCTTATATTACCTTTCTTTTTCTTGAAATTATTAGGACACAATATCAACATTAATAATTATATTCATATTTTAAAACAAATTATAGCCAAAAATCAACTTGGACAAATTCTTATGAATTTTCAGGGAGCATCAATAAAAACAAAAGTGTATGGTTTGGTAATGTTAGGATTTTATTTATATAGTATTTATCAAAACATTGTATCTTGCTATCATTTCTATACAAATGCTTATTATATCATTGATAAAATAAATTCATTAAAAAACTATTTGAAATATACTAATGATAATATGATAAAATTTTCTGGATTAATTGAACCTTATAATACTTACACTGGATTTAATAGTAACTTAAAAAATGCGATACATAACAATGAAAATTTTATTAATGAATTAGATGCTTTGCCTGAAAAAACCAAAACAATTAAAACAGTACGAATATTTGGAGTAATTATGAAAACGTTTTATAAATTACATTATGATACTAATATTAATGATTTATTATTGTTTTCATTGGGATTTAATGGATATATAGACACACTGGGCGGATTGAATGATAATATTTTAAACAAAGATATCAATCCTATAAAATTTTCATCTAGTAATAAATGTTCCTTTAAAGATATTTATCATCCATCTTTGAAAGAATCAAATCCCATCAAAAACAACATATCATTAAGTAAGAGTATGATAATCACCGGACCTAATGCTGCTGGTAAGACAACTTTATTAAAATCAACTATTATAAATTTAATATTTACACAACAAACTGGTTTTGGATTTTATAGAAAAGGTGTATTAAATCCATACAAATATATACATTCATATATAAATATACCAGATAGTTGCTCGCGCGACAGCTTATTCCAATCGGAAGCAAGGAGATGTAAAAATATACTTGATATAATTGAAAAAAATAATAAAGATAGACATTTCTGTGTATTTGACGAATTATATTCGGGAACAAATCCATATGAAGCTATATCAAATGCATACGGTTATTTAGACCATATTATTAAGAATAAAAATGTAAAAATTATATTAACTACACATTACATTAAATTATGCAAATTATTTAGAGATAATAAGAAAATCAAAAATTACAATATGGAAACATTTGTTGAAAATCATGTGTCTAACAATACATATAAATTGGTTCCCGGTTATTCAACGACCAAAGGTGGGTTGGCTGTATTGAAATCATTAAATTACCCCATTTCTATAATAAATAAAGCTGAGGAAATAATAGAAAATATTGAATAAGCTTCTCGTTTATTTAAAGATTATTTAATGTAAATTATTATTAATATGTTTTCCAATGCTCGCGCAATGGCTATTTGTATTGGTGTGACTGGGGTTGCATCTATTTTATTGTGGTTTTATTTTAAAAATAGAATTGAAAATGTAGAAACAAAATTAGATAGCATGTTTAATATGATTCAAAATTTCTCTAACGAACAAGCTCCAACGAACACACAAGAAATGGAATATTATCAAGAAGAACCAGACCCTTTTGAAAATAAAAATTTGGGATATGTTAATGAAATGGCTTCTGAACAATTACCCCAAGAAACTGAAGTTTTAACAGAAGAAATGGTAAACAAAGAATTAATAAAGGTTTCAGATAATGAAGAATCTGGAAGTGATGATGAAGAATCAGAAAGTGATGAAGAATCAGAAAGTGATGAAGAATCAGAAAGTGATGGGGAAGAAGAAGATTTAATGAAAAAAACAGTAGAAGTTTTAAAAGTAACCAATGAAACAGATTCAGAAAAAACGATAGTTCTTGATTTAGATTCTGTTAAAACGATTAATTTAAGTAACGATGACCAAGATAGTTTAGATGATGTTGAATCCGAAGAATCTGAAGAAGAACAAGAAGAAAAAGAAGAAGAAGAAAATATTAAAAACATTGAAGTAAAAGAAGAAATTGAAGACTACGCCACAATGAAAGTGTCTGAATTAAAAGCAGCCTGTTCAGAAAAAGGTCTAACAGGATATACCAAATTAAATAAAGCCGGTTTAGTAAATCTATTAGAAAATAATTAATTAAATAATTTATAGTAATTAATTATCTTGTTCTTTTATATAATATGAGTTGGGCAACTTGTTATTCAGGATCTAATAATATTCATCATAAATCTCCACCTTTAATGAGTGATTCAAGGCAATTTACTAATTATGATGCGGCGTGTAATAATAATAATGGTATTAAAAAAACATATGAAATTAAATCTAATTATGCATATCGTCAATTTTTAATTAACAGTGGGAATGAGGTTATGAAGGCAAATTCTAATTTAGCCAAAATGTGCAGCACAAAAAGTTGTAATGGTAGCGATAATACGCATCATAATAAATATTTATTTGCTGATTGTCAAGATAATAGTGTTCCTTTTGGATACCAAAGTAGTGATTTGAAAAACATGTATTTATCACGTGAAGCTTTACAAAATTCATTATCTGGTCCTATGCTTACACAAGAACAATTACTAATTAAGAGGTCAGGACAATTATAATTAATACTTAAAAATTTATCGATTAAGTATTAATATAATGAAAATATTAAGCATTGATGTAGGTATGAAAAATATGGCTTATTGCTTACTTGATTATAAAGATGATGGAGTATATACTATAGTCGATTGGGACATAATAGATTTATGTGAAAATACTCAACATATTTGCATGGGGAAACAAAAAAATGGAAATAAATGTAAGAAAATAGGGAAATATACTAAGAAGAATAAATTCTACTGTAAAACACACGCTAAGGAGTATAAAGTACCACCACGTCAATTTTCTAATAAAAGAATTAAAAAATTAAAGAAAACGCAATTAGTAAAAATAGGAAATGAACAATGTATTCCTGTAAATGAAAAGCAAAAGAAAGAAGATATATTAAGAAATATTATATTTGATTTGTCCAATAATTATTACGATTTTGTGAGTAATGTTCTAACGACAGAAATGAATATGGTATCATACGGGATTAATTTGAAAAAATTATTTAATAAAACTTTTGAAAATGTTAAAATAGATTTAGTAATTATTGAAAATCAAATAGGGCCTTTAGCATTAAGAATGAAAACATTGCAAGGTATGGTAATGCAACATTTTATAGAAAACGATGTTATAAATGTTGTTCCTGTTAATTCAAATAATAAATTAAAAGACTTTTTAGGAAACAAAAAAACTACTTATGATGAAAGGAAAAAAGAGAGTGTTGTAATTACAAGAAAATTAATAGAAAATACAAATTGGATTCCTCATTTTGAGAAACATAAAAAGAAGGACGATTTAGCAGATTGTTTTTTACAAGCAAAATGGTACATTTCACATAAACTAAATAATTAATATATATTGCGGACTACTTAAAATTAAAAATTCTATTAATTATAATAATGGCAGAGACAATTTCTATATCATTGAATGAGGTTCCTTTAAACGCATCGCCTCAACTATCAACAAGAAAATCCGTAAATTTTGGACCAGGAGCAGATTTACTAATGAATCCAAACAAACACAAAAAAGAAAGTATGGCGTCTGATATTGTTTTAGACGATTTAACAGAATTAAGTACCATATCTCTTGATGAACCGATTAAAGAGAAAAAAAGTGTTACCACTACTAAAAGTAATTTTTTATTTAGTGGGACTGATTTCACAAACAAACCAGCAGCCACTAATAATATACAATTAAATGTTGAACCCATATCATCCCCTAACTCATCCCCACTTTCTAGTGGTATTTTAAAAGGGGCTTCTGGTGCTAAATCTTCAACACAAGATGAAGATGGGTATAAGAAGTTTAATGATATTCCTATAAGCCCTACATTAAATGTTCCTGCGAAAAAGCAAATAACTAATGAAGAAATGTTAAAGGAAAAATTCTTTTACTTAAGAAAATTAGAAGAAATTGAAAAAAAAGGCATTACATTAAGTAAGAAATACTCAATGCAATCAAGTTTAGACGAAATGAAAGGGGAATATGAAATGATTAAATCTGAAAAGGAGAAAAAAGCCAGTGTGAAATTTCAACAAAAATGTTTAATGGCTTGTATTACAGGTATAGAATTTTTAAATAATAAATTTGACCCTTTTGATTTAAAATTAGATGGTTGGGCTGAATCTGTAAATGAAAATGTAGAAGAATATGATGATGTATTTGGAGAATTACATGCGAAATACGCAAGCAAAGCTAAAATAGCTCCTGAATTGAAGTTGTTATTTATGCTAGGAGGTTCCGCTGTTATGATTCATATGACCAATACCATGTTTAAATCCTCTATGCCCGGAATGGATGATATTTTAAAACAAAATCCAGAATTAATGCAACAATTTACACAAGCAGCAGTTAATAGTATGGGCGAATCAAATCCAGGATTCGGTAATTTTATGGGTTCGATGATGCAAGACCCGCCAAGAGGTTCGCCTCCTGGTCCAAGCGAAGAAGAAAGAAGAAATCCACCAAGAATGAAAAGTTCTTATTCTGATAGACCAGGTGCTAGCAACAGACGAGCAAATTTCAATGATGCTGAAAATATGGAATCCTCTTTTAGTAATATAAGTTCGCCTCCAAAAAGACCGGAAATGAAAGGTCCAACCGATTTAAAGGATTTATTATCAGGATTAAAAACTAAGAAAATTAATTTGAAGGAAGACAACCGAAGTACAGTTAGTATTCAAGAAATTGAAGAATTAAATAGTTCGTTGGATTTTAAAAAACCAAGGAAAAGTAGAAGAAAAATTAGTGAGAAAAATGTTGTTAATTTAAGTTTGTAATATATTAAAAATATCAATAATTAATATATTAATGGTTCTTGGGTTCCTACTATATGAAGCGGCTGATTTTACATGGCACTTCGGGAAAATCATATACAATGGAAGTAAATATGCTTATAATTGGTATTATGAGGTTCCTACTGCTGACGATATTGAAATAGATAAATTGGTTATTATCGAAAGAAAACTTAATAAATTAGAATTTATTTTAGAAAAAGAGGATTTTAAAAAATTATTACATAAATTGGAAGACCAAGACGGTAACGAAATATTAAAAAACAAATTACCGACCGATCCAATGATAGATGAAATATAGATTATTATTTATTTCTATTTCTTCTATTTTTCTTTGTACATGACCTTTTTTTATTCTTTTTTCTTCTACTCATTTTTCTTTTACCACCCCCAACGCTCGCAGTCGGGTGGTCGTGCTCAACAGGATCTTCGGTAGCCAATGCTCTCTCATCTTCTTTTACTTTCTCGTCTTCTTTTTCAATTTCTAAACCTTTTTTAAGCGCACCCATAGAACTTTTTAATCGTTGTGCATCTGCTTTACCTTCATTCTTCCATCCTTTAATTATTTCTTTTGGGGTTTCTTCTTCTTCTTCTTTCTCTCCTCCTGGCTCTGCTGCTTCTCCTTTTCTTTTTTTATTTCTTTTAATAGTCGCCAAGTGTTCTTCTTTGCCTTTATTTTGAAACCATTGCATTTCGCCATATTGGTTTTCCGAATATTTTCGGTCTAATTTATCACCAATATAGTCAGCAAAATCCACAGCTTGATCTGAAAAATCTTTTTTAATTTCATCTAGTTTAGCGAGAGCTCTTCTCTTATGTTCTTTACAATCTAATATAGACATAACACCGTCATAATCGCCAACAGGTTTTCCGTTTTCAACTTTAACCAATCTTATATGAACTTTAGCTCTCAATTTATGCGTCTCTTTATCTTTTCCTTTTTTAACACATATAGGATTACTAACATCTATTAATTCCACACCTGCTATTTGAAAATTCAAATTTTTAGGTGTATCAATTATTTTCTCTGGTGGAACATATTTTCCCGTAATGGGATCTTTTTTTATATCTGTATATCTTGCTTCAATCCTATCTATTTTCCATGGTAATTTTTTTATAAAACCCTTTTTCATTTCCGATTTAACTAAAGATTTGAGTTGATCTTTATTATATTTAAAGTCGGGCTCTTTATAGCTTTCGCCTTTTTTTTCATTAGGTTTGGCTGTACCACAGAAAAAGAATCTGTATCCTGGAATCTTTTCCAAATTTTCTTGAGAAATACCTTTCATTTTTAATTTTCGTATTCCATTAATAACCGGTGGTGCTATAAATTTTATATCATATAAATCAGGTATAGTTGGTAACTCTTGTATGATACCATTTTTCAATGCGTCTAATTTGCTTATAAGTCCCGTTTTGGCGTATATTCTCGCTTTATACTTATTATTCTGATGCCCTGTTTTTTTAAATATAACTAAGTCTCCTACTTTGAATTTATTTTTCTCTTCGGGAGACCAAAATCCTTCACCCATTTCTTTACCGGTAAATGTAAACTCCTGAGAACCACTCTTACTCGTTGTATAATCCCAATGTAATTCAAATCGTTTATCACGGGGGGCTTTACATTTTATTAGAGTTTCTTTTTTTCTTTTTATTAATGCGGTTGGTTTTGTTTTGTTATTTATATTAATAGACCCCGATACAGTCATTTTTTGAGGTTCTGTCTTTTCGGTTTGTATCCCTTGTTCCTTACTTATAACTTCATTATCCATTATATATTAATTATTGTTATTATTTTATAATTAATATAGCGACATTTTAAAATCATTCATATTTCTTAGGGCTTCTCTTTTAATTTCTTTTAGTCTTGCTTTTTCTAAAACTTCCTTTGCCTTTTTTATTTCTTCTTCGCTTACTTCACCATCATTATTTGCATCTAATATTTTTTCAAAATTCCTCCAAGACCTTGGTATAATACAATAACTACTATCTTCATTTAATAAATGCATTGCTAAAACATGAAAAATAGCGGTAATAGCAAGTGCTATAAAAACATCTTTCGTTGCTGTCCAAGCTATGGCGAATATTAATAATTGTCTGGCCATATTATTTTTAAAATACTTTTGTTGAGAGGGTGTTAGCTCTATATTGATATGTTTTGACGCGATATTCATCATTATCATGACCACACCCATAAAAAATTTACTATCATTTAAACCTTTAAAAGACGTGACTATATTATGAATAGTAGATGCTATCAACCCTTTGGGTGCCGCACCCCCCTTCATATTCGATACAGATTTCAATTTATCATTTTTCATTATATATTAATTATTGATATAAAATTATTCAATCATTAATAAATTATGCCGTTGAATTTAGAGTACGCACTTCGCTATCTTTTTTAATAGTTCTATCTAAATCTGTTGTATTTAAAACGCTGATATTATTAATTTTTAACCGCCGGTTCTGTCTTAAATTAGAAAATCCTTCCTTCTTCTTCTTTTCAAGTTTTTTTACTTTTTTAACTAATTTGGAAATTGTACTTTTCATACCTTCAATTTCATCATCCATACCTTCTTTATTTTTTTTTGCCCAATATCCTTCTTTCTCATCTTTATCATCTTTATCATCTTTATCATCGCTTCCAATTTTAATACTAAATCCTTCTTTATCCTCATCTTCATCATCTTTATCCTCATCATTTTCCTTTTCCCATTTACCCTTCTTCTTCTTCTCTTTCTTGGTATTAACTTCTAAAGACAAACCTTCAAACCCCTCACGCCTATTAACGTGCAAAATAAATACATATATGCATGCAGCTAAAACACCGGCAGTTTTGCCAAAATATGTTAAAATCAATATCACTAAACCCAATATTGATAATTTGCCTACGGTGTTATTCATCATGTCATTCAATAATTTACATTCACCATTATAAATACAAACCACCAATATTATTAATAAAACCATTTCAATATAATTTTTAACGTTTTTCATTCTATATACATAAATATATATATTTTTCAGTTTAATAAAAATAAATTATAATCTATTAATTTTATAAGAATATGTCTACAACTCTAGGATGGTCGGAAATACCAACAAATGAAGGCGATAATGAATTAAATACGAAATTTGAAAAAAAAAGGAAAAATAGAACAATTAAAAGGAGAGAAAAAAAAACTAAAAAGGTAGAACAATTCCTAAATTCAATGGAAAATATGGAGGGGTTCGGTTCGGATGATGACGATTCTGATCAAGAAGGTTTAGCAGAATTCCATCCGCCTCCAAAACCAGAACTTTTAAGCAAAAATGATAATGTTAAGGAAAATTTTAAACCACAAGAATTAAACACAGATCACGCAATTACAGCAGAAGGATTCAAAACATTGAAAGATAAATACCAACAAGCATATAATAATTATGTCCCTTATTATACTAATTCTTCAGCAGGTTCGGAAATGAATCACGCTAATCGTGACGAATTAATGAGAAAGTTAAATTATTTAATTCATATGATGGAAGAAAATAAGGATGAAAAAACAGAAAATATAACTGAGGAATTGGTTTTATATTTGTTTTTAGGCGTTTTTGTTATTTTTGTCGTTGATTCATTCGCAAGGGCTGGAAAATATACTCGCTAAACTAAACTTAGCACATCATAACTCATAAGAGGATATGTTGCATAGTTGTAAAAATAAAACGAACCCATCAGTACTGTAATTATTTTATATTTTTTCAATATAATATTTAGTATTATATTGTTATGACCTGAATCAGTCATTAATAATCTTTTGGTTTTTATATTTAGATGTTTTATACTACATAAAAATCCTAAAGCAAAAATTTCATTTGTTGTATTATCATTATAAGACGCTATCATTTCAATACTCTTATTATTATCGTAGGTTATGTAGGGGTCTCTAAACACATAAAATCCTACGGGTTCATTATTTACGAGCAATAATGTAATTATTAATTCTTCCTTTTCACATAAATATAATAAATGTCCCAAATCTTGTAATATAGCACATTTAAATTTATATACGGATTTGTTTAATAACTCTAAAAATAAAGATGATGTTTGTCGTGTTAATTTAATCAGTTGTATAAATGCATGCTCATCCATAGTAACATTTCTATCCCACGTTTCGATATCAAATACATAATTTTTATAAATGGTTAAAGGAACAATTAACATTGATTTACCCTCTCTCTTAAATAATATACTGGTATCTTTTTGTGCTTTATCTTTTAATCTATGATTTGTGGTTACTGTATTAATAATATTTTGTGCTACGCCTTGTTTTCTATATTTTGGATGAACGCATAAAAAATCCGCATAATATATTTCTTGTTTTTTACCACCGAAATAAATATTTATTGGTAAAGTAGCTAAAGCACTAATTAACCTTTTGTTATCATAATTTAATGCTATATAACTTGTACGTGTATGTGCTTGAAAACTATTCATAACACCTTCGGTTGTGGGTGCATATTTCTCACCTTTATAAGGCATAAAGTGCGATTTAAGTAAAGTTGCGAATAGTTCTTTTTTTTCAGTTGTTATCTTATCACTTTCTATAAAATCTATTTGTGGATTATAATATTTTGAAATTTCAACATCGCCTTTTTCAATTACACCAGGAGGACTATACCAGTAAAAAATATTATGATAGTGAAATACCGGTTGTTTAGTCCAATAACCGTATTTTACCTTATAAGTTATATAGCCAATTACGATAAATAAAAGTATGCTTAATATTATGTAAAATATCATAATATTAATTTAGCGTTTTTTTCTTCTTCTTCTACGCGTACGTTTCTTTCTTCTCTTCTTTCTACGACTACCACCTCTTCTCTTCTTCTTCGTTTTTTCCTTTCTTTTTTTCCTTTCTTTTTTTCCTTTCTTTTTGAAATCCTGGATTAATTCACCGAAGGATTTCATGATACCTTGTTTCTTCTCCTTCTGATATTTCGTAACCATATTTTTTAAATTTTTAAGGGGTAAGTCGTAAGAAGTTATTTTAACCTTATATTTATTGGTCATATATATATATTAATTATACATATTAATTAATTAGGTTTTCTTAAAAAATATAAATATTGATATTCATATCTACACTTAACCATATTTGCGTGTCCTTCTAAAATAAATCCAACCTTCTTAGCTTTTGATAAAATAGTTTTTTGAGATTCCATGTAAAATGTATGTTCATTCTTACGAACGTGGTTGGTTCCGTCATCTGTAAATGTTTCTTCAAATTTTCCTATATTTTGGTCTTTAAGCAATTTAAAATTGGCTTTATACATAAAATCTTGAAATCTTACTTGTGATTTAGTTAGTCTTTCTTTTGCATATTTCTGTGGACTTACCATAAGTAAAGGATTTGAAGGTGGGATCATTGGGTCAAATTTATCTCTATTTACCATATGAAGTACTAAATAACCTCCGGGTTTCAACCATTTATAAACATTCTCAAAAAATTGTTGTTTATTTTTAATATAATAGATAGTAAAATACAAACAAATAGCGTGTGTGAATGAATTGCTGCTATAAATCATACCGTTTAACATATCGCCGTGTTTAAATTTACAATGTGGATATTTTTTCTTACAATCTTTTATCATGGATTTTGATTTATCAATACCGTGTCCAGACATAGCTTTTTTAGAATAAAAATTAACATAATGACCTTTTCCGCATCCTAAATCCAAAACAGTGCTATTTTTATTAAGTTTTGTAATATCTTCTATTTGTTGAACTTCAAAATCATTTTTTTTAGGGTCATACAAAAGTTGATCATATATGGAACAATAAAAATCGTCATATAAATTATTATTTTTTTTAACAACAAATTTGCGACTTTGTGAAAATCCTTCAACGCGTGGCGTATTAGCATTGGCTATTTTTGTGAATATTAACGCCAATATTATAAATATAATTATTTTTGTCCAAATTGATGATTTTTTGTAAAATGATTTAAAAAATTTAAAACAATTATTTATACTTTTTATCATATATTAATTATTAACATTATTAATTGGGAATAAACTCGCTTTTTTTTTTAATAAAATATAATATGAATGACAATGAAATAAATGATAAAAGGGCACAAAAAGAATTCAGAGGGATAACCTTTTCCAATTATAAAAAAAGTGCCGCTAAAAAGGAATTACTAAAATATTTGAAAGCAGGAAAAATAGAAGATGCTTGTTATTGGGCAATAGAGTTTATATGTGCTGGACATTTTTTGGAATTATGGGAAATTTTATTTTTGTTTATGAGTAATAATATTCATTTAGGAAATCCATTATTACCTTCATATATGAATTTAAGATTTAACGATTTTAAAAATATAGCAAATGGTGGATATATAGGAAATGAAATAAAAATGAGAAATAATAGTAAAATTAGAAGATTATTTGGGGAAATAATATGTGTTATTTGTCAATCAAAGAAGAAGAACTCATACGACAGTGTAAAAATACGAGATGTTGAATTTTCATCAACTCATATGTCTGGTAGATTGAAAGCGGAGAGCATTTTATATGCACACAGTATATTTAGACATTCAGATGACCCAAAAGAATTATTTATAGCGATAAATGAACTGGCTTATCATATAACTAAAAGGCAAAGAAATTCAAACGAAGCGTTTTATTGGGTGGAGTGGATAACTGGATTTGAAGCTTTATGTAAAAAAAATCAGAAATTAAAATTAGTAGGTGGGGTACGCAATTATACCGTAGAAAATAAATACCGTAACGATATTATATGGATAATATGGGATGTTATTTTAAATGAAGCAAATAAAAGAAATAAAGCGATAAATAATATTGTGGATGCGTTGAGCGATTTGTTTTGTGTTAGATATCAACCGGGTTCAAAAAGAAAACGCAAATTTATGATATATTTTGCGATATCATTATTAACAGAATCATTTGATACAAAAATACCATTATTAAAAAATGAAGAACATATTAAAAGAATAACATCCAAAATAGATATGATTTATAAAATTATTAAGAAAAATGAAGTTAAGCCAGCAACAGATTATTTATTTAATAATAGTTTAACGTCGGGTAATTTAGAAAAAACAATAGATAAATTGGATAAAATGAATAAATTAACAAATATGGTTCCAAGAAACAAATAGTTTTTTTCTTGCTTTAATGTATAATGCCAGTAAATCCAAATAATCGAAGACGTCGGGCAGCATTAGCTACCGCAAATGACAAAATTGTTATCAATGGTGTAACCTATGGGAACGGCGCTAAGTCCGGAACAGCACCTCGTATTGGAAAAACGTTACATTCATTTTTATTATTGCACCAAACGGATCCTAATTGTGGTTGTAAAACCTTTGCTTAATTTAGGAAATAGTAATGTATATAATATTTTTTTAATTGTAAATATTATATGGCTACTGAACTTGATCCGAAACTATTACCAGTATTGAAAACATCAGCACCCGACCCGTCAATTTTTGAAGAACCAACGGTTTTTAAAGAACCCAAAAGTATAAATACCGATAACGCGTTTTTTTATATAAAAATATTATTTTTAGTTCTTTTAATATCATTATTGGGGTTGAATGTATATTATTATATGACTGAAGGTGTTACTTTATTCGCCAAATTATTTGGAGATGGTTTAGAAAACACAGAAGAAAATACCGAAAGAGGTGTAAAAGAGATTGAACACGCTTTAGAGGAAAAACAAGAAGAAGATAACTACACCCCATCTAAATTAGAAAAAACACTGGATGAACCAAGAGAAAAGAATGAACCTACACCGTCGCCCGATTTATCTAATGATGCGGATATACAATTGGCTAAAAAGGCAGGTTATTGTTATGTTGGAACTTTGAATAAAAAAAGAACTTGTATAGAAATTGATGAAAATGATAAATGCATGAGTGGTGATATATTTCCAACGCGTGATATTTGCGTAAATCCAAATTTAAGGAAATAATTAATTATTACTTTTTTGAAATAATTAATTAAGCAGTTCTTTGATCGTTATCCCTGAAAAACCACCTCATTGAAATATATGGTGGGAAGATATTCATTGATTTATCCATTTTTAAATTTGGACCAGCGCGGACAATATCCATAATTTCTGCTGATGATAATGATGAATTAAAATATCTCAAAGAAGAAAGCATGCCATCAAATCCGCCATTAGCATTTACATGGACATCGCCATAGTTTTGTTTTACAGGACTTCTTAATCTATGTCTTACAGCTATATTACCATTAATAAATGTATCTAAATTCAAATTAGATACTCTAATACTTACATTTATCCATTTATTAAGTGGTATATTAGGTATATGAACTTCTTCTAAAATATGGTCAAACGTGTTTACAGTTACTATAAGTGTATTATCACTTTCAGCAATAAATAATCCAGGTGAATTATTTGGGAAAGCCATTTCACTAACATCAACTTTATCGTTATCGCCAACTCTCCATTCTGATTCTCTTGCAAATGTTTCACTTCCTTTATGGAAGACATGTTTCCTTTTACCTTCTCTATAATTTGCTAAATCTTCTATGTATAACCATACCGAATATGTAAAAGTGGTCCCTTCGCGCTCATTGTCTGATCGCAATAATGGAATGGCTTCTCTATCTCTTGGGTCTTGAATAATTTTCATATACTTTTTACCGGATTTCATACCCCCAACCAAATATGGGTTTGGTGATGGTGCGAATAACCAAGATAATACTTTACTTCCAAATCTCATACTAAATACAAACAAAAGCACTATTAAAATGAAAAAACAAAATTTTGCTACAGCAGAATTAGACATTAAAAAATCAGTTGCGCCTGAAACATACTTATTGCTTTTAAATTTATTAAATGTTCCAGACATCGCACCTGTAGCACTACCAGCAGCGCCTCCTAAATCGCCTGCTACACTATTATTCCCAAAATTATTTGAAAAACTTGAATAAGACATATATATATTAATTATGATATTAAATATATTCATTATCATAATTAATTATATGCTCCAACTGTTCATCTCGGAGCCATCGCTAAAGAAAGCCAACTTTAATTTATACTTGCTGGTACTTTCACCCAACCAACTATCACTAAAACCTTCTTTATATATTTCGTATGCTTCGCGTGGATTTATAGAACGAGCATAATAACGTAATTTAGATGTGAATCCTGAAAATCCTCCACCTGGTGTTAATTGTAATGGTCCTTTATTATCTAATTTCGCAACACCCTGAAGCATACAAGTAGATACTAATTTACCATCAATATAAACATCATTCGTTCTATTATTTACACTCATTAGTATATGAACCCATTTTTGTAAAGGTATATTTTTCACATGACATTCATCTATATTTCCACCCGCGCCATCATCTCCTCCAGAATAAGTTGATAATTGAATTTTTAAATCATTTGTATTTCCCCCTAAAGATATTTGTGGAATTGGGTTTTTATTACTATCTGATGTTTCTCTTTTAATTATTATTTTCTCTTTTCCATATTTGTATGACCAATTATTTACATACACCCAAACACTAAATGTATAATCATTTGAACCACCCGAACTTGGCATTTTGTCCGCATTAATGGATACCGCTACTTTCGCATTATGCATCCCTTGTAAATCAGCAACAGAGTGATCTTTGAAAAAGAATTGATATACCAAATAAACTATCACTGCGATGATTAAATAAAACAAAATTTGTTTCGTTTCCATAATATAATATAGATTTAGATAATTTATAATGTTGGTGGATTTTTATTTTTTAAATATTCATAGTTAAAATCTATTCTTTTTTTCCTTAACATATTCCCATAAAATACAACATTACAGATCCCCCCATTCAAACCTTTATGAACTCCATCTCCATCTCCTACTGTTAAATTATCAGAAGAATTATAAGGTATAACTTGTGGAAAACTACCTATCAGTTTTGTATCCATAAATATATCTAAAACGCCGTTCCCATAATTTATTACTAAATTATTCCATTTTTGTAATTTAATATTATCAAATTTAAATTCTCTTGTTGCATTCGTATTTGTTTGAACTTTTATTTTTAATTTATTTTTTATTGGATTATACATTACGTTTGGTTTATTACTATAATTTATTATAGAATAGTATTTATCCTTGTAAAAATTAGGTGAATTACTATGTAAAAAAAACCAACAACTTAAACCATAATTATACCTTATATCATCAGCAATTAATTTCCCTCCAGAACGTAAATCTTTATAATTGGCATATTTTTGTTGCACATTTAAAGTAGTAGGATACATTTTAACCACCTTTGTTACCAAAGAACCCTCTCCATTTTTTATCATTTGGTCTAATATTTTTGCGTCACTTCTGGTATTCGCCAATTCTGACTCCAATTTTGCTAATTGTCTTATAACACCTGAATCACCTTTTAATAATTTACGAATTTCTGGTAATATTGCTTTCCCTGACGTACTTTTCCAATCACCCGGTTTCATATAATTTACATCAGTCTCAGGCAATCTACACTTTTTACAAATATGCTGTATTATATGATTGTCTAATTCTACGCTTTTTGCTGGTAACATTAAATTCTCTTTTTGAATTGTATCTATAAAACCAGCCACATTCAATTCTGGGTAAGGACCCGTCAATCTCTTCTTTTCTTCTCTAATTCTTTTTTGTATCCCTATTTCTTTTTGATATGTTAAATTCAATTTCGCCTTTTGAACAGAAGTAGTATCTTCTTGAAAAGGTGTAAAAGTATATAATTTTTTTTGAAGGATTGGTAATACAAAATATAAAGCTACAAAAACAATTTCAGCAATTAATATATTATATATTGTTTGTGGGGTGTGTTTAATTTCCTGATAAATATAATTTACTATTTCAATAATTATACACGGAATTAAAAAAACCAAATGAAATAGCAATTGTAGTATTTTAATTTTCATTATACCCTGAATCAATTTGGTATCTTTTATTGCGAAATAGGTTAATGTTAATATTACAAGTCCAGTCATAATCATTAATGATGATGCTATCCACTCTCCATATTCTGGACTCGTCATCGCCATGTATAACATGCCTATCAATATGCCCAAAACAACAGCCAATATAATCAATGATTTCAAAAATGTCCCACCCCTTTTTAATGACCAAGATGCTTGTTCCCTAAATGTCTTATCTGATGGAAATACGTTTTCGGGATTCATTTTATCAGTCTTCCCTTTATGGAAAAGATAAAAAGTATATAATATAACTATAGCTAACATTGAAAATGCTACAGGCGCACCCCAATTTCCAAATATTTTTGCCGTATCGATATCATATGGGTTAAAAACAAACATATTCAATACCGCTGCCGCAAATGTAAATACGAATAGTATCGTTAATGTTGTAAATAAATTCTTGGACCTCCACGCATCATTACCAAGCATATCCATTCCCAATTTATCCGATAATATTTCCGAACGATGCAATGGTATAATATATAACAAAGCGCTCCCTATTTTTTTTAATATATACACTAAAGGTAATATTATGAAACCTAAACTACTTACTGCCGAATATAACATCATTTGTAATCTAAACTTATCTTTAGGTTTCGTATTCATAATTATAAAATATAAAAATGCTAATATACCTATTACCATTAGTGTCCAAAGTACATAAATTCCTGCTGATCCCATTAAAGTATATTAATTATGGACATTAATATTTCTCAATTAATATTAATTAAATAACAATATTAATTAAAATAAATTTTTCGATACCGTTTTCTCTTTATGACACCCCACACATAATGCATCTAAATTCGTCACATGGTTAGAACCTCCATCCTCTAAACTTATCCTATGATCTACTTCAAATGTATATGATAATTGGTCGTTGCATTTTTTACATTTCCAATTTTGTTGCGACGCTACATATTTCTTTTTAGTTTCACTAACAACTCGTCTTTGAGTAGACTTTACGCCGGAACTCATCATACGATTCATTGGTGCTGATGCCCCTTGAGGAATCATTGAACTTATATTATCTTTCGCACTTGTAAAATCAAAAATAGGTGTTAATAAATCTTTTGCTTCACTATCAATAGGCACATACTTAATTATATCCGCTGCTCTACTCATCAACCCTCGCGATTCATTTGGATGTTTTTTCATAAATGACCATAAAGATATTCCTACAAAAGCATACATCATCATTTTATAATATTTCTTTCCCGATAATAAATATTGTGAATATTTCCCCTCATGATATGTATCATAAATTAAAAATCCTGTAACTAAAAATATCCAGTATTCTATTCTCATATATATATTATTAATAATTTATTAATAATTGTAATAATTGTATTAACCCATATCCTATCGCATATACTAAAGCAACTACTGATCCTATACCAAATATTATAGTTAAACTTCTAATAATCCATTCATATTTATTAAAAACACTGTCGCATTTATTACATTTATTTATTGTTTTTATCTCCTCATCACTTAAAGTTATATTTTTTTGGATAGGTATATCTAAAGCCGCTTCAATATCGCTAATTACTGAATCACCTCTTTCCCTATTCGTCATTTCTATTTCTAATTTTATATTGTTTCCACTATTATCCATATGTTTAATTTATATTTTTTCTTGTCTGTCTTAATTTAATTTTTAGTCGTTTTCCTTTTTTACTTTTAGTTTTAATGGTAAATCTTTTACGATAATGAAAACGTTTTTTCTTTGTACATGGTTTAAATTTATTTACATGTTCTTGAAGTTCTTTTATATTCATTTTCCAAAAAGGTTTCTCTGGTTGATACATTAATATTCACTTATAAAATTAATATTAATTATTTACGAGTTCTACGGCGTTTCTTTCTTCTTCTTTTACGAGTTCTACGGCGTTTCTTTCTTCTTCTTTTACGCGTTCTCTTTTTCTTTTTACCACCTTTCCACCACTCATTGCGTCGTTTAACTTGCTCATATAGCGGATTGGTAAAAACACTTATTAATTCTCCTTTCATATCGTATTCGCCAAATTTTCCTGGGTCAAAACCTTTATCACTATAATACCCTCCATAATTATAAGGGTTTTCATTTGTTTTATATACTTTTTTTTGCCATTTGTTAAATTCCATAATCTCGCCACAATTACCAACAATATTTTTACCTTCTTCACCTGTAGTTGTTTTAATACAATGAGGTCGTTCTTTCGGACATTTTTTATTGGCAAAACATTCCTCACTAAAAGTAACCCTTTTAGACATAATATTATATATTCAAAACATAATATTATTTACGAGTTCTACGGCGTTTCTTTCTTCTACGTTTTCTCTTTTTCTTTGTACGTCGCCTTTTACGAGTTCTCCTTTTCTTTTTACGTCGCCTTTTTCTTGTTTTACCACCTATAGTGGCTTGTTTTCCCTTCTTCTTCAACATAGGATTAGATATCATTGTCATTACCTCGTCATCATTTCCATCTGTGAATAATTTTTTTCCTTCATTACTTAATTGTTTTTTTAACGTTTGTTTTTCATTTTTTTTAATCGCCTCCATATTTCGCACTAATTTCATAAGAGCAGCCATTCTGACCCCATTTGGCGTGTTCTTTGGACCCAAATAAAATTCTTCCATAGCTTTTTTTGTATCTTCTTTTGGATCTAACGCAGACGTTTGACGCATACCATCCAGTTGTATAGTACCAAACGCTTTCCTAATGTCTTCTGCGTCCCAATTTTTATCTATATAATCCAGTAACTCTTCGGCTGACTCGAGGCTGTCTGATTGTTTATCTTTAATATATTTCAAAAAATCTTTTTTTACATCATCTTTAGTTTGTATGTTTGATGTATGTGATGGTCGTGCTGGTGTTTGTCTGTGTCTATGCCTTCTTGTCCCTGATACTTTAAAGGGTTTTGTATTTGAAGCTTTCTTCCCATCGATAATAGCTTTTATTCTAGCGAATCGTTTTCTTGCGTTATCGTTCATATATTAATTATTAAGATTATATTATAAACGCGGTGCTTTTTTTTCAGTTATTATACATCCAATATATTCCAAAAATCATAATTCCACCTACACCAGCAAATATATATTTTTTCTTCTTGTTAAAATATTCCTGGTCTATAAGCTCTTTTGGTTTAAATTCATCATAATATTCTTCTAAACTTTCATAAAAAGTGTTTGTTGGTAATTCAAGTTCTTCATTTAATTTATTTGTAATATAATGAATCCACTTGCCAAAATTCATTCTGTTGTCTAAATATGGTTGAACCGGATATTGATTTAATAATTTTGAGAAATTTTTACCCATGGGTTTTATGGGAAAATAAAAAGGTAGATTTTGAATTAGAGTGAAATATTTTTTCTTGGTAACATCATTGGGGTTATTCGGGTATGTCATACCTATTGTTTGAAGAGTAAATTTAAAATATGGATACCATACTTGCGGGTCTAATTTTTGTTTATTCCTAAGTTGAGGCATTTATATACCAAACAATATAAAAACAAATTGATTTTAACATATAAATGAATAACAAAAATTATCAGTTTTGTAACAACTGTGGTAAAATGGGACATGTATTTCACGCTTGTAAAAAACCTATTACCAGTTCTGGTATAATATGTATAGATGTGGATGGGGATAAAGCGAAATATTTAACTATTTGTAGAAAAGATACGTTAGGATATGTTGATTTTATAAGAGGAAAGTATCCACTGTATAACAAATCATATATTAAAAATATTATAAGTGAAATGACAATACGTGAGAAGGAAAAGTTATTAAAATTATCTTTTCAGGAATTATGGAATGATTTATGGGGTAATTATGTTAGGGTTCAATACGCACAAGAAGAAAAATTATCAAAACAAAAGTTTCAACAAATAAGAGAAGGGGTATATATGTTTGAAAAGGATTTTTATAATTTAGAATCATTAATTAATGAAAGTGAAACGCAATGGGAAACGCCGGAATGGGGATTCCCGAAAGGAAGAAGGAATTATATGGAAACGGATAATGTTTGTGCACAAAGGGAATTTAATGAAGAAACGGGTTATACGGAAAATGATTATATTGTAGTTAGAAATATATTACCGTATGAAGAGATTTTCATGGGTTCAAATTTCAAATCATACAAGCATAAATATTATTTAGCTATTTATGTGGGGGACAATAAAAAAATGGATAAATATCAAAAAAGCGAAGTAAGTAATATGAAATGGCTAACATTAGAAGAATGTTTGCAACACATTAGACCTTATAATTTAGAGAAGACCGAAATTATTAAAAATATCGATAAAATAATACATAAATATAGTTTAATCTCATAATATATTAATGAATACGAATCATAATATATTAATTGGTGGTGGACTTCCAGATATATGGATTAATGATAATAAAAGGGTTGTGGGAGATAAAATATATTTTAAAAAAACGAAACCTCCAAACAAAATATTATTTAAACTGAAATTAATAAATTTTGAAGAAAAAGAAGGGCGATGGACCCTTGGTGTTGATGATAGTTATGAAGAAGGAGTTAAAGCGATAAACGATAGGATGAAAGAGTTAAAAATTGAGAAGATTGAGGATGAATATCCGGATTTAAAACATTTGATGATTGCATTAAAGTTTCCTGAGAAGATGTGGTCAGCTCCTCTTAGGTTTTATCATTTAAAAACAGGTGTTGATTCTTATAAATCTTTGGGAAAAGATACGCACAAAATCGCATTAGACTCTTTAAATAATCCAAAAGAAGAAAAGAAAGCACCTGTAGCGAAGAAACAAACGAAAAAACAAACAAAGAAAGTGGTTAAAAAAACAAAACAAAATAAAACAAAGAAGGCACCCAAAACTACAAAATGTAAATATAAAGAGGCTACAAGAAGATGCAATAAAGCAGATGATGATGATGAACACGATGATAGATGTGAAATAATAAACAATAGATGTACAAGGATAGAAGAAAAGAAACCCCCAAAAGCGAAGAAAGAGAAAAAGGCGAAACCAAAGAAAAAGGAAAAGACAAATAAAAGTTGTGAAGAATTAATTGCGGATATGAAAAAATTTGTTACTGAAAATGGTTCATTAGACCATATAGATAAAAGTAAAAATGAATATAACGATTTTTTACAATGTGTAGAAAAAAAAAATAGAGATGATGAGAAAAAAGAAGGTGAAGCTTTGGAAGAAGATGATTATCTTTTATACCCTTTATTAGAGGACCCAAATTTTAATAAAAAAATTTATAATAAAAAGGAATTTAGGGATGGTAATAAATATGCTGAAAGAGAATTGCCTGAAAAAAAATCAGATGAGGATGAAAGTCGCGGAAAAGAGTTTAAAAAAACGGTCGATAGTATATGTGAAAATTTAGAGTTTGAATTATTACCGCATCAAAAATTTATAAGAAACTATTTATCATTCGCGACACCATACAATAGTTTATTAATATACCACGGTTTAGGTACAGGAAAAACTTGTTCTTCTATAGGAGTAGCTGAAGAATTCAGAACTTATGCTAATCAAATGGGGGTAAATAAAAAAATCATAATTGTAGCGTCCAAACTTGTTCAAGATAATTATAGGAAACAATTATTTCCAGAACATAAATTAAAAAAAATTGGTGGATTATGGAATATAAAATCCTGTGTAGGGAATAAATTTATAAAAGAGATAAATCCAATGAATATGGAAAATTTGAGTAGAGAAGATGTTGTAAAACAAATTAATGCAATTATAAAAGAGAATTATGAATTTATGGCTTATTTGGAATTTGCAAGACAAATAGAGAAAGAGATTAAAAAATTTAGCATTAAAGAAGGGGATGATGATAAGCAAATTAAAATTAAAATTCAAGCTATTAGAGATAAATATTCGGATAGATTAATTATAATAGATGAGGTTCATAATATAAGAGATACTGAGATAGTAGGTAGTAAAAAGGATACGAATACAATGAAAAGCACAACTGAATATTTTCAAAAATTGGTTACATATGCGGATAACCTTAAATTATTATTATTGACTGGAACGCCGATGTATAATAGTCACGAAGAAATAATATGGTTATTGAATTTAATGAATTTGAATGATGATAGATATTCTATTAAAACGACAGATATATTTAATCCAGATGGCAGCATGACGGAAAATGGGGAAGAATTATTAATCCAAAAATCAAGGGGATATGTATCATTTGTGCAGGGAGAAGATCCTTATTTATTTCCATTTAGGTTATATCCTAATGATGATACTACGTTAGGTGGTTATAGAAATAATTCATTAAAATATATGATAAAGGAAAAAGATGATTTTACATATCCTACAAAACAAATGAATGATCATAATATTCCTCCAGATAGGAATGAAGATATAGGTATAAAACATTTAGATTTATTTATGACGAAACCGGGCGATGAACAGAAAAAAGGGTATGAAGGATATATACAAGATTTGATAGATAAGAATTTATTGAATGCGACACAAGAGAATTTTTCATATACGATGCTGACGGTTCCATCGCAATTATTAAATATATGTTATCCTGAAGGGGATAAAGAAGATTGGAAATATAGATATGGTTCGAATGGTTTAAAAGGGATTATGAATTATAATCATAACCTATTAAATGAATTTGAGTACAAAGAAAATCATGAAGGATTTTTTAAAAAAGACAATTTAAAACAATATAGTGGTAAGATCGCACAAATTATAAAGGAGGTGGATAGGTCTAAAGGGATTGTGCTTATATATTCACAATTTATCGAAGGGGGTTGTATTCCTGTTGCGTTAGCTTTGGAAGAATCGGGTTATAGTAAGTATGGCGGTTCATTATTTAAATCAATCAATCAAAGATACCAGACAGAGAAAGGGAAATATATTATGATAACAGGTAATAAAGAATTAAATAAAAACCTGAAGGAAACGATGAACATATGTAATGATGAGACCAATAAGAATGGTGAGAAAATAAAAGTAATAATAATATCGCAAGCTGGTTCAGAAGGATTGGATTTTGCGAATATACGTCAAGTGCATATTTTGGACGCGTGGTATAACTTAAATAGGACAGGACAAATAGAAGGTCGTGCTATAAGGAATCAAAGTCATTGTAATTTAAAGTTTAAAGATAGAAATGTGTTAATATGTTTACACGGAACATACGGATTAACTGATAATAAAGAGGCCGCGGATTTGTATATGTATAGGGTGGCTGAAAAGAAAGCAGAAATAACAGGAAAGGTGGCAAGAGTATTAAAAGAAACAGCTATAGATTGTAAATTAAATGAGAATCAACAAAATCTTAATAAGAAGATATTAAATGTAACAAGGGAAATTGTTTTACCAAGACAAGAAGAAGACGGCCGCGATATTTCATTTAATTTTGATATAGGACACAGCGAGAAAAGTCAAATATGTGATTTTATGGATTGTGAATTTAATTGTAAGCCCCATATAGGAGTAGATGGCGAACCGAATAAATATACTTATAATCAAAAGTTCATTACATTAACAGTAACTAAAATAATAGAAATCATAAAAAGGTTGTTTAAAGAAAAATATATGTATGAAAAAGAGGATTTAATAAACTCTATAAAGGTTAAAAGAGATTATAAAAGAGATGAGATTCTCAATGCGTTATCTATATTAATAAATGATAAAACCGAATACATTGAAGACAATCTTGGAAGGAAGGGTAGATTATTAAATGTTTCCACTTTATATTTATTTCAGCCGATTGAAATAGGTCAAGAACAATTAACGATGTATCAAAGACAACATCCTATGCCTTATAAACCCAATAGCATTATGATAAAATTGAAAGATTTAAAGAAGAAGGTAAAAGATAAATTTGATATTGTAAAAGAGTTTTTTGAACATTTGGAATTTGTATTTGATGATAATAAATTTGAGAACACGATAAAGTCGTGGGAAGAAGATAAATCAAAAGTGGATACATCTTTTAGTAAAAAATTCCATTATCAAATAAAGAATGTTACTACACTATTGCATGAAAAAATGAATATGGACAAGGACGAGTTAAAAAAGCATTCGGTTTTTAAAATGATAGATGGGTTGAAAGACAATTTTAATTCTAAATTGAAGTTGTTAAATATATATCAAAAAGATGACATGTACAAAGAAAATATTAGGGATAAAGCCAAAGCCATAATCAAAGAGTATTTTTCAAAATATATCTTTATGGATGATGAATATTGTATTATAAGTAATTTTAAATCAAATATATTTGATGATAAATCAAAGGGGGAGATATTTGTAGTTAAGAAAGTTGGCGATAAATATGAAAAAATAGAGGAATCAATGATGATGGTTTATTTAAAAAAATACATAGAAGAAAGACCTATAGAAAGGTTGAATATGAATAAAATATATGAACTAATAGGATTCTCAAGTTATATTGATGAAACAAGGAAAGATGATATAGTATTCCGGTATAAAAAAATAGAAGGGAATAAGGTAAATAAAGGAGTAAGGTGCGATAATAATGCTAATAAAAGAATGAGCCAGGCGGCAAGAGGCATGTTGATAAGACTTTTATTAAAAAAAAATACAGATAATATGTTGAATGATGGGGAGAAGAAAATTAAAAAGGAACGGGAAGACAAATTAATAGCCGAATTAAATAAACAGAAGAAATTTGACCATAAAGAGGAATTGAAAAAATGGGCAAATTTAACACCTTACCATACGTGTTTAATGGTTGAATTTATATTAAGACATTTAAATGATAAAATGGATGGAAAAAGATATTTTTTCGATTGCGTGGATACTATTTTATACGGCGTGTCGGAATTGCCCAAAAAGAAGACAATTTACCAAGACTTATTGATAGAGTAAAATAAAATTGATTTATATTTAAAAAGATAATATCTGTTATATATAATGTCTACTAATCTTGCTAGAAGAAAACAATACGGAATTTATATGGAAAACGTTTTAACAAGAAAAGTTGTTGTTCCTTTTAAACTTATTGGTAAAAATATTGGTAAAATATTAACAAATTTATTATCCAACAATTTGGAAGGTCGTTGTGCTAGTGAAGGTTATGTGAAAAAAGGTTCGGTTGAAATAATATCATATTCTGCTGGAGTAGCTAATAGTTCAAATATATGTTTTGATGTTTCATTTAAATGCTTATTGTGTAAGCCTGCTGAAGGTATGAGGATTAGATGTACAGTATGCAATATTACAAAAGCGGGTATAAGGGCTATTTATAATAAAGATCATTGTTTAGATAAAAGTGGTGACGGCATTAAATCATTTGAATCACCGATTACGGTATTTGTTGCACGAGAACACCATATAAAAGATAAGAGTTATTCAGATATTACAAAAGAAGGGGAAGATATTATAATAAAGGTAATAGGAATTAGATATCAATTAAATGATGATACTATATCAATATTAGGAGAACTATGTAAAACAAAGAAAGACAAAAGTGGTCAAAAAATTTTAAATATATCCGGTTCATGTCATGTTCCAAGCGATAAGTAATGTATAAAAATAATAATATAAAAGTAATATTATTTTTTTTATAAATGGAAAAAGAAAAGAAAGAACGCATGGATAAATTAACCGATTTGAAAAAGATTATTGAATCTATGGAAGCAATTCATCATCCAAAGATTTTAGAAATATTAAAAACGAATAATATACATATTTCAAGTAATAGAAATGGTTGTTTTATAAATATGAATAATTTCGATGATACTATTTTATCCAAATTGAATAATTTCATTAATTATATAAATATACAAGAACAGACCTTAGGTGCAGTAGAAAAACAGAAAACGGATTTAAATAACGCCTTTTTTAATAATAAAGAAAAAGATAATAAAGAAAAAGTGAGTATTACACATAGCGAATGTTAAATATTAAAGACCTAAAACCTTTCATGTTTAATGATAATAATATAAGAAAAATATTAAATACTAAGAAATATAATACAAAGCCATATAAAATACAAATTAAGAAAGAGGTTAAAAAAAGCTATGATTCAACTAATGAAAAGGTTTTTAGAACGAGTGAAAATTGCGATCCATTAATATGGTATTATAACATTTTATTAAATGGAATGCAATCTTATCATTTTTTGGGAAACAATGCTTATCAAGAAGAGAATAAGATTAAGATGGAACTGGTATATAAAATTCGTGAAAACAAACAACTTTTAAAAAATCATAAAATAAAATATCGCGAAGTGGAAAGTAATTTATCCAATGAAGCCAAAATAAATATGAATACCTTTTTAGCATTATTAATAGTGTCTGAAACAAATTTTTATTACAGCGATGATAAATTCTACTATGAAAAATTAACAAATCCTGATTTGAGTCGTTATTGTTATGTTTTGAAAAAAAATGATAAATATTATTTATGGGTGGATGAATCTAATCCCGATATTGAAACATTAAAAGAAAAATTAATTACAATTGATAATTTGAATAAACCATTACCTGGTATAAGTAGTTTTAAAAAACCCGAACTAGAAGAGTGGTGTAAAAAATTAAAAATAAAATATGAATATGTTGGTCAGAAGAAATTGACTAAGAGTAAATTATATGCTTTAATACAAGAAAATATATAATAAAATTGAATTATATTTAAAATAATCTACTATTTTATATATAATGAGTGAATCCAACAAAACAGAAATGGAACAATTGGCGGATATGTTAGAAAAATACTATATGTTTTCGCCACGCGTGAATGAAGAGAGAGAATTAGAATTAAGATTTGGATTAGGGGAAAATAGTATAACACAAACACAATTTAATTCGGTGATCTCAAAATTAAAAACATCAGGCTTTCAGTTAGTTAATAATGAAGGTGAATATATGTTAAGGATAAATCCCATGACACGTGGGAAAAGTGGATATTTCAATCAATCATTTGTTAGGGTAGAGATTAACGAATTGAATAATATTCAAAATTATTGTAGGACAGATTATTTCGATACCGTTAATATACCAGATAATATTTCTTTAATTCAAAAAAAGTTAGCAATTAGTGATAGAAAAGCGGATCCCAATAACCCTGGTAGAACAATAAACCAATACGTTCGTCCTGTAGATTTTAAAAACTCTAATTTTAGAGTAAATTATAAAATAGAGAGAACATTATCTACAGAAGATAAAATAATACATAGTGTATTGAGAGAATGGCCTTCTTCAAAAAAAATTTACAGATATTTAAAAAGATATAGATTTAAAATACCAAATGAACCATTTGAAATACATTGTTCTATTGTAAAGACATCACGACAAAGGAGGTCGCGTGGTAGAAGTGTTTATATAGAGGAAAATAATATTCAAGATTCAAATATATTTGATAATCCTGAGCAATATGAAATAGAAATAGAATTCCAAGATAAAAAATTAAAAGATAAAATAAAGGAGAATTGGGACCAAACAAAAGAAACCCAACAACAAACATTTAACAGATATGTGATGAATGTTATAAAAAAATATACAAAAATTATATTATCGGGAATACAAAATACGAATTATCCTATAAGATATGATGAACAAACATCTGTATTGAAAGAATATATAAAATTAACGCATAGGGAAAAAGTTTTAACAGATGCAAAAAACGGTAAGAAAAGAAGAGGAATCTCATTGGAGGAATTATTGAGAGGCGAGTCAAATTATAAGAGAAAAAATAGAATGAATTTTATAGGACCTTCTACAATTAGTTTGGAAATGAAGCATATTGTTCCAACTGATAATAAAGACGCAGCCAATATTAATAATCTTTATACAGTTACCGAAAAGGCTGACGGCGAAAGACATTTAATGTATATCAATGATATTGGTAAAATATATTTGTTAGATATAAATTTGAACGTGAAATTTACAGGTTGTGTTGTTGAACATGATGATTTATACAATACAATATTTGATGGTGAGCTGGTATTATTTAATAAATGGGGTTCTTTTATAAACCACTTTTTAATTTTTGATTTATATATATCGAAAAAGAAGGATTTTAGACAATATCCATTTATGAGTACGGGCGTTATTAAACATGAGATGAAATATACAAATCCGGATATTGATAAGAATAAATTCAGATTTGTACAAATGAGAAAATTGACATATTTATTGGAACAAGAAGTTAAAAATATTGTTTCGGGGAAACCAGTCCCTATGATTATTAAATCTAAAGATTTTGAAAATAATTTACAAGAATCTATATTTTTAATATGTAATACGATGTTAGATAAAATAAAAACGTTGGATTATGAAACTGATGGACTTATATTTACTCCTGTAGATAAAAGTGTTGGTTCGGATTCCATAACACTTAATCATTCAACGCAAAGAACATGGTTATATTCTTTTAAGTGGAAACCACCTATACACAATACTGTTGACTTTTTGGTAACTACGAGAAAAAATGGTTCGAAAGATTATCTTGGAAACATTTACGAGAAAGGGACGAATCTTGGCGGCAATAGCAATATTAGACAATATAAACAATTAGAGTTGCGTGTAGGTTATTCACAATATAAACACGGCTTTTTAAATCCAATGGATACTCTTATACGCGATACGGTTCATAAATTACACAACTATAGAGAAGTTAGTGAATATAAACCTATGTTGTTTTATCCTACAAATCCTACTCCTGAATATCCCATTCATTTATCCAATATATTATTAACAAAGGAGGGTAATAAAAAATTCATGAAATTAGAGGACGGAAGTGAAACTTTTGAAAGTGATATGATCGTTGAATTTAAATTTGACCAAACAAAAGAACAAAATTGGCAATGGGTTCCTATTAAAGTTAGACACGATAAAACTGCCGCTTATAAGAAGGGACAACGCAATTTTGGTAATGATTATTCTGTAGCTAACAGCGTTTGGATGTCTATAAATAATCCCATTACAGAAGAAATGATAAGAACGCAAAAAAATGTTCCTGATTATATTGATGATGATACTGTTTATTACAGCAATAATAAAAAAACTACTACTACAAAAGGTTTAAGAGATTTCCATAATAAATATGTTAAATTTAAATTGATTAACCATATGTCCCGTGCTAATCAAACTTTATTAGATATGACTGTTGGTAAAGCTGGTGATTTACCAAAATGGATACAAGCCAAATTGAAGGCTGTTGTAGGTATTGATTATTCTGTTGATAATATTGAAAATCAATTAGATGGTGCTTGCACAAGATATTTAAAAGAAAAACAAAAAAAATATGCTATTCCAAAATGTATGTTTCTTTCCGGCAATTCAAGTCAAAATATTAAAAATGGTTCCGCGTTTGGTGATAAACAAAGAAACGCACTTATTATGAATGCTTTATATGGCGAAGGCAATAAAAACCCTGATGATATAGGCAAAGCTGTCGCCGATTTATACGGTATCGCCGAAAAGGGGTTCGATATTATTAGTAATCAATTCTCAACACACTATTTCTTTAAAACTAAACAAACACTATTAGAATTTGTTAAAAATCTAAGTGAAAATTGTAAAGTTGGTGGTTATATAATCGGTACTTGTTACGATGGTGAAAAAATATTTGATATTTTAAAAGATAAACAACCCAATGAATCTGTTAGTCAAACCAATATTGATGGTAAAGTTATATGGAAAATGACTAAAAAATATGATGGTAATAAATTATCATACGACGAAACATCTTTAGGTTTGGAAATTGATATATATCAAGAATCCATTAACAAAGTTCACACCGAATTTATTGTCGTTTTCAAATATTTTACAAAAATCTTAGAATTATACGGATTTGAACCATGTCCACAAGAAGAATTGGGACGAATCGGGTTAAAACATCCTATTGGTTCATTCTCTGAATTGTTTGATTTAATGAATACCGATCTAATTGAAGGTAAATTCCAAAAGAAAAATATTGGAAAGGCCGCCGATATGAGTGACTCCGAAAAGTTTGTTAGCTTTTTAAATAATTATTATATATACAAAAAAAAGAAACACGTTAATATACAAACCGTCGAAAATAGTTTAAATCACGTCGCTGACCCCATTACACGACAAGAAAGAGATTTGGAAAGTTCTATACTTAACGAATCTATTAAAACTTATAGAGATTACGCAATTAAATATAAAAGGAAAGTTGAATTAAAATAAGACTTTTTATATAAATTATTTAAAGTATTGATAATATAATAAATTAAATATGTTATATTATCTATTGAATCAAATAAAACAAGAAATAAACCCCGACAATATAAAAATTCAATTTTTATTAAAAGATAAAGAAAAAGAATTGGATTTATATATCAGTAAATCATTGGCCAAATATTTAAATTCAGCAAAACAAGAAATATCAGAATATTCTGGTAATTGGGATACTGTTAAAAAATATACCAATCCATATGAATTTATACATACCAACATACCACATCTATCTTATTCTATTAGTAAATACAAGCCTATCTCCAGGGCTTTTTTTAAAATAACTGAAATATATAATTCTTTTGATTTATTGGGACAACAATTCCCTATAAAAACATATCATTTGGCCGAAGGACCCGGTGGATTTATAGAAGCAACCGCTTATTTACGTAAAAATAAATTTGATAAATATTACGGTATGACTTTAATTGAAAAAAAAAATAACAATGTTCCTGGTTGGAAAAAAAGTGAGACCTTTTTAAAAAAAAATCCTAATGTTATTATTGAAAAAGGAGCTACAGGCAACGGTGACTTATATGACCCCGACAATTTTAAAGATTGTTTTGCAAGACATCAAAATTCTTTTCATATTATTACAGGCGATGGCGGATTCGATTTCTCAAGCGATTTTAATAATCAAGAAGACCAAGCCTTTAGATTAATTTTAACACAAGTTATGTATGCTATCGCTATGCAAAAACTTGGAGGCACTTTTATTTTGAAAATTTATGACTGTTTTTTATTATCCACAAACCAATTAATTTATTTATTAGCTTGTTTTTACAATAACGTTTATATATCTAAACCAAATACGTCAAGACACGCCAATTCTGAAAAATATATTATATGCACTGATTTCAAAAAAATTGATACAACCATCATTTCTGAAAAGTTTTTTCGTGTATTGACTGTTCTTAAACCAATTGATTTTAACGTATATTCTATCCTGAAAATTTTAAATATACCTATCAATTTATATTTTAAAAATCAAATAGCAGAAATAAATGCTATTTTCGGACAACAACAAATTGAAAATATTATCACTACTACAAAAATTGTTTCTTTTAGAGAGAAAAAAAATGATAAATTAAATCAAAATAAATTGGCCAATATTCAAAAATGTATAAATTGGTGTATCCAGAACAATATCCCTTACAACAAATTCTCTCAACCTTCCAACATCTTTTTATCTTAAGATTATACAGAAGAAATAATTATCTTTATTAATAATATATGCCTATTAATGAAGATAAAATAAATCCAGAAGAAATGAAAAGACAATGGCACTCTCAACAAGAAGATATATTAAAGGAATGGAGCGAACAAGCCGGTTGTTATCGCTGGATGCACGAAAGAGCTTATCAAGTATATAAAAAGCAAAATATGCGATTTTCAATTCCCGTAATTGTAATTAGCACTATAACAGGAACAGCTAACTTCGCACAAAATGGATTTCCAGAAGCCATAAAAGGATGGGCTCCTTTAGTCATAGGAACCTTAAATTTGGCCGCAGGACTTATTACTACGATCGCACAATTTTTAAGGGTTAGTGAGCTCCTTGAGGGTCATCGTGCAGCAAGTATAGCTTATTCTAAATTAAGTAGAAATATTGCTGTTGAATTATCATTACCCTCAGATGAACGATCCATGCCGGGTATTGATTATATTAAACAATGTAGAAGTGATATAGATAGATTAATAGAGCAAAGTCCGCCCGTTCCTCCAGATATTTTGAATACATTTGATAAAAATATATTACAAGATGTATCTGGAGAACCCGTATTATTTTCTGTTCCACCCATATTGAAATTAGTACCCGTTAATGTATTTAGAACAGAGATAGACGACGAACAGAGAATTAGGAAAGCTATGGAAATGAAAGAAATCGCCAGAAAACATAAAGAAGTCATATTAAAAGAAGAAAATGATAAAATAGAAGCCGCTATTATAGCACACGAAAATAGAAGGAAAAGCATTCGCGGCGAAGTTGAACTTGAAAGTATCGCCAGAAAATTACAAAAAGAACAAAAAGAACGAGAAGATAAAGATCTTAAAAGACAAAATTTAACTCTTGGCGATTTAACAAAAAGAATCGGTAAATTTAAAGATATTTTAACACAAGAGTTTGCGGAGGAAGAACAAGAGGATCGCGACGATAATGAAGATGAAGATGATAAACCACCTACACCCCCCGCAACTATTCAAATAGTAATTGATGATATTAGTAATAATGAAATAGACATTAGTAATAATATTGTTTAATTGAATTTCTCATTCGCCAAGCAAATATTTGAATCACCATTCTTATTCGGCATTAACTCGCCCTTTATCCTTCTATTTATCATTGGAAATGGTATATTCACCTTTATTTGCGAACCATTATCTATAAAATCTTTAAAATGTTTGTATAGTTTTTTTATTGGTTCATACCTCAATGTTAATTCAAATTTACTCAATTCCTTTATTATATTTTTTACATCCGCTTGCCTTTCTTCTTTTGTTTTATATTCTATCTTTTTTACCATTATTAAATATACTACATAATTTATATTTAATATATTTAACTCCAATATGTATTTCTTTGTGTTTGCCTTCCAAATGATTCGCTCACTCGTCTATACCTTGCTCTCGCCACTTCTAACTGTTCTCTATAATAACTACTCCTATCGCGCGATGACGCAAATAAATCATCCCTAACAGACCTTCTCCTCATTGATGATGACGTAGGTAACGCATAACTAAGAACTGGTTCCTCCGAACCAACATCTTTTCTACATATCGGACACGTTGTTTTATTCTCCAACCATTTATCTATACACGCTTTATGGTATTTATGCTTACAACTCAATTCCTTTTTATTTATCGTTATATCTGTTAAACATATACTACATAAAGGATTCTCCTTCTTCACATTTAATAAGGACTCTTCATCATACGTTCTCACTACTGTATTTCTTGTTACTCTCCCACTTAAAAAACTCGCAAATGTTCTATTATGTTTAACACAAGGTGAATCGCATTTCGGTACCCCCACTTCATCTATATTCGCTCTTCGTGCAAGTCTCGCTTGACCTACAGACATCATCTTCACCAAATCCTTCGCTTTAAATTTAAATTCACCATAGATGCCTTTTTGAACTAAATCTCCTGTATATTCATTCCCCTTTATTTCTTTTATATTAAAATAATAATTACCGGCAGGAACAATATTCCCATCCAAATCAAAAAAAGTGTTTGAGGCACTTATAGTTGTTTTTATATTTTCTGTCATATTAATAAGTTATATTATATTTTTTCAATAATTTTTTCTGTGTTAAGTAGCTAACTGTAGTGTTTAAAACCTTCTTCATGAAATATACGTTCTTCACTAAAGATTCTTGAACCTTATCATCATCAAATTTATGTCTCTGATGACGACCATTCTTTATACATTTTTCACTTTCACTCTTCATCACTGGGTTAAAGTCTTTAAAACACCAATATACAAAAGCGTGTATCCCATTATGCGATAACAACTCTGTAGCCATATTGTAATCGCTATTCATCATTATCCACATTGTAAATGGGAATATATAGCAAAAACCATAGTTGTCGCACTCCTGAAGGCAAGCTCCTAAATAACAGTTTTTTTCAGTAAAACTAATTCGTCTGTTGTGTGGGAGATTCTTGTTCACATATTTAAATAATTCTCTTAGAAATATGTAATCGATTGATTTTTTGTATTTCTTTCCATTCTGTTCATTCGGCATCCATTTACCGTGTGAATTAATGTAATACGCCCTCCTATTGTGTATTATCAATACGCCCTCATGAACCGAATCCTTTTCATTGTAATTGTCCATAGAGACAAATGTGTAGTGCGTTTTTTTAGGTTCATATAAATAATTCTCTATGAATTCATCTATATCGTATTCATAAGGCATCCATACACCCTTATTCTTTTCAAACACTCCCCAATCCATGTATTCAACAAAATGTTTCATCCTGCTTCCACCTGCCCAGAATGCCTTCCTCATATCAATATCCAAATTGGATACGGAAATTTCCTTTCTGGTCATTGCGTTCAACAGTTGGTGAGCAGTATTACCCTGCAACTCTGTAGAATCAAAACCATAACGGTCACTCTTCTGTTGTAAATATTTAAATGTATTTGATTTTTTTGCGTAAGATTTAAAAGATTTCATGTTTCTGATTATATTTAGATTACTTAGTCATATTTATATATTTTCATTCAATTTTTCATTTTAATCTTTACCTTGTATATATGACATCATTAGTTAGAACCAATCCAGCATATAAGAACAAGGACCTAGAAAATTTCTTCGAAAAAAAGAGAAGAAATGATGAATTTAAAAAGGCGAAACTCCTATGGGAGTCATCAGGTCAATTAGGGAAAATTGCACAAACATCCCCCAAAAATGTAACCCGAAAAAACCTCACTTGGGCACAAAAGAAAAAGAAAAGTCGCAAAGATGCAAAGGCAGCGATAGCAAAAGTCAAAGCTAATAAGACAAGAAAAATTAGCAAAAATGCTGAAACTGAATACGCCTTAACACAATCAACTTGGGCAAGGGGCGAATTAGAAAAAGCTATCGAAGATAAAAGGAGACATGATAAGGAACAAAAAAGGGGAAAACCTCTTACTACAAGAGTGGGTCATTGGTTCCAAAAAAAGATGGGTTCCAAAGCAAAAAAAAGGCGGGACGCACTTAGAGACAAAAAGAGAGAAAATGAAATGCGGGCTTCACACGTTTATAACGCCACAAGAGAAGAAAGAGTATTCCAAGAACAGCGAAGAAAGAAGAAAGAAGAAGAAAAAGACGAAAAAAGTATTGAAAAAGAAAAACAAGATAACGAAGATGACGAAGATGACGAAGATGCAAGTCGAAGGAGAATAAAACTAAAAGATTCCCTTCAAACAATGAAGTTCAATAAAAGACCGAGTAAAATTAACATGCCCGCACCACCAGTGCCACCACTACCAAGGGAATGGGTAGAAAAAGAAAAGTTGGGGGTAGAAGGTGGTGGTAGAACTCGTAGAAGAAAAAGAAAACGTAGAAGGAAAACTAAAAAGAAAAAGAAAAGAAGAAGACGTACAAAGAAAAAGAAGAACAAAAAAAGAAGACGTACAAAGAAAAGACGTAGAAAATAAT